CTGTTTGGGGTGGTCCTTGAAAAGACCTGACGACATGGAGATACTTGTTCTGGTAATCGGATTGCTTCTGATTGTCTTTGCAGTGTTCTGAACAAAATAAAACCGGGGAGTCCAATCAAGGATTCCCCGGTTTATTTATTTCTGGTTCTTGTAAAGATCAAGGATATCTCTCTGTACGGTTTCAACCTTTTGGCTAAGTGTTTCCAGAGAGGCTCTGATAAGGTTGTCTTGCTCTTTTCTATTTTCCTCTCTAAACTTTATCTCTTCTTTCAGCAACCTGACCTCTTCTTTGTTTGTAAGGACTGCACGAAGTGCCCAAGTCACTATCGAAATGAAGATTGCAGTTGCACCGGCAAATAGTTGGCTTATGTATTCCATCATCTTAAATCCACCATCCTTGGTCCCCGAACGCTGACGAAGACAGGGATAGCCTTCTCTTTGTTTTGTTTATTCAAGTTAAACCAACCAAGTATCCACCGACCTATTTCACCGGGGCTTGGCAGTAGCCAACCAATTACCAAGAGAAAGATCACCCAAGGAGGAACCTCTTGTATAGTGACCTTCTCTACACTTTCTGTCGCGACCTTTGTATTTGTCTGGTCTCCACCAATTTCCGTTCTGGTTTGGTTTCCGACTATTTGCTGGGTAACTTCTTTACCTACTTGCGCGTTTACGTTAGGACCACCACCTGTCAGTGTAGTCAAGGCTGTCCCTAGAGGGCTGCAACTCGACACTAACATCACGAGTATTATTACGCGAAATAAGTTCATTACCTTGTTTCCCTGCCCAATCCATGCCAAAGGCTGCACCAGCGAAGACCATAAAAGGCCACACGATAACCTCCAAGACCTCGACATTGCCAATGACGACGACATAGCCAAGCAGGGTCAGTAGCGCAGTAGCAACCTCTCTCTTGTATGTCTTCTTGAAGAGTGGTTTACTTGCCATTTTCCCACCACACTTTCACGTTAAAGCCGGGACAAGCCTTGGCAGCGTACTGATTGTGACCGGAGATACCTTTAATCGTGGGGTATTGACGTATTTTTTCCTTGATCCACTCCCTCAGGGATGCATCCTGTTCCACGGTGAAGTTGTCGAAAAAATCGTCAGTAGATGCAGACCCATGACCACCAATGAGGCAGATCGCAAGGGTATCCTTGTTCCGACCCTTGGTATGTGCCCCTTGGATGTGTTCTGGACGACCGGGAACGATCTGACCAATCCTGCCAAGGACCGCATGGTAGCCGATCCCCCGCCAGCCCCGATCCCGATGCCAACGGTCAATCTCATTAGCTTGGGCTGCCACGGATTGTCCAGCCATCCAGTTTACGGGCGTAGCTGAACAGTGGATAATGATTTCAGTCGGGTTATTCATATCAGTTTCCTTTAAGGTCTAGGTGGGAGGAGTGTCACAGTTCCTCTTGCGGTTTCCATCGCATTTCTGATGGAGCGACGGACAACGAGGTTTTGAGTATTCAGGATTACCATCTGGTTTATCTGATAACCGTTCACAGTATAGTCTTCTGGAAGGCTATCAAACAAAACTTCGTGGACAGTCCCATCAGCTTCCATGTAAATAATAGTTCCGGGTGAACTTATGGCCTGATTAAGAAGGGTGTAAGAGTAAGACCCTGTGACATCTAGGTAGGGGTTGGTACCTGTCACATAAGGCGGTTTACTGGCCTGATCTTCTTGCGTAAGAACATCTGCAAGCACAGACGTGATCGCATACACATTAGCCCGACTAACCCTGATCTCATCCAGAGATACATTTGGATCACTGGTGATTGCATAGGCATTTGCGCGACCTAACAACACACTCCCGTCAGGAGGGGGTGAAGATGTGATTGCATATACATTAGCCCGGCTAACTCTAATCTCATCCAAAGATGCGTTTGGATCACTGGTGATTGCATAGGCATTAGCCCGACTAACTTTGATCTCATCCAGAGATGCGTTTGGGTCCGAAGTGATTACATAAGTATTACCCCTTGTTACCTGAGTAGCCATTAGGTCAGTGCCCTAAATCCGAGTTCCATTCCAGTAAGGTCAGCAAGTTCAAACGCAGCAGCATCAGCCGGGTTGTTGGCTAGGCGAATTTCATAGTTACTTGCGGTAGTACCCGGAGTTACAGCAGAACCAATGTCATACTGTGTTCCGCCAATATTAAGGTAAGGCTGGATTTGAGATACAGCAGACGAAACCTCAGTTTGTGCGCGGTAAGTAACAATAACCTCTTGGATCACTTGACCGGAAGGAAGTGAACCCGGAACAGACAGGTCAAAGGAACTTTCGTTTCCGTTAGTGTCCGTCTCAATGAAATCCACATCGTTGATATTGGTTTCATCAATCAGATCATAGGTGCCTGTCCATTGGGTTTCGGTACCAGCAGCGGAAACCGGCATGGTGTATACCTTAGCCCCAATCGTATTGAAGTCTGCGACGAAAGCCTCGCTGGTCCAAAGACCATAGGTAGGATCACCAGAGTCCCCAAAAACAAGATACCTTGCAGCGGGACTTGCAGACGTGTCTCCGGTATACTCATAGAACAAGGTACCGTTCAGGTAGACCCGAAGGAAGCCTGAAACAGCGATATTGAAGTGTACATCTACAGCAACTTCACTGGGGAGGAAGGTGTTGGTAATTTCGTGATTACCATCCCATACAGATTGAACACCGAGATATGTAATATCAGGGCCACGACCAATAGAGAACAGTTGACCCCCTGCGGTATCACACAAACCAATTACACCAATATTTGCATCAGCAAAAAGAGTACCTGCAATGTCCATGTAAGCGTGTAGCCAACCGGTTGTGATATCAGAAGACAACTGAATGGCAGGGTTGGTGTCCAACCCCTCTTGAGGACCGTTGGCATCGCCAATATTTGCTTGAAAGGCAATCCTAGTTACATCCTGATCACGGATCGCAGTACTGGCACTGGTAGCAAACTGGGTGTGATCACCCTGATGAAAGTCAAAATCAGCAGGCTCAAAAGCCACAGCATAAATAGTCATTTAAGTCTCCTATTGCGGTGTGACAGAGCCAATTTGCTCGTCATCATATTGTGCAGAAATGTTGACATTGGAATCGGTGTAGAGAGAACTCGCATCATTTACGTTGAAGTAATAGGTGGAGTTGTTCGAGACATCCGGGTTATCCTTGATATACCAGATGGACGGCTGTTGATAACTATCATAACCATCCCTGACAGACTTAACAGTAATCTCAATGGCGAGATAACTAGAATCATCTGTCACGACAGAAGTATCAATACTATCGCTGGTTCCGGTAATACCCGTGTTAGAATAGATAGCAGGAGTAATCCTGTCTCCATTCAAGTCATAGGCAAAGGCTTCAACCGTGTATGTGGTGCCCGCTTCGGGTCCGATGTTACCATCAAGGAAATCCTCAGGGGTTTCACCAGTTTGAAGGTTCCTGTCTCTGTGTGCCCAAGTAACTGACAGTGTTCCTGTCCAAGCCGAGATAGGATCATAAGAAGACCCTACCTGCATATTACCCGGAGGATATGGGCGGATATTTCGACTATCAAGAACCACAGTCTCAGCAACAGCAGATGCTTCGGAGTATTGTCCATTACCAGTGTTGGCAAGGAGTTTCACATCAACACTATCTGCATCCGTGTATTGGGTGGTATTGGTGCTGGAACGACCCTTCCAAGCAAGGACGCCAGAGCCCGGACTATGCCATGCAGGTACAGTATCCATAATCCCACGAAGAACAGTAAAGGTAAAGTTATCCGGGTCAACAGCAGTGACAAGGAAATACTCTTCACCGATCAGCAGGAAATCGTCCACTGCAATCAGGTCCAAGTCCTCATAGGACAGGGTTGAATCAATTACAACGGTGTCTTCTTCCGCATCATCCGTAATTTCTGTCGCGAGATAGCCAAATGGACCCGGAGCCACAAGGGGACCAGACACATAACCAGAACCAGCATCAAGACGGGTAGAAATACTGGTAGTATCAGGAGTTCCCTTACCACCACCAATCATGATGAAACCAAAGTCAGCATCATCACCAGCAACAGTGTTGTAGGCGGCACTCCCTAGACGACGCCAAGTCTGATAGAAGGGTTCTTCATGGACCATTGGAACAGGAGTGGCTTGAGGATCGTTGAAGATATCCTCAAACTCATTGATATCAGGCTCATCCTCTTCGATGGTTGCCTCAGTACCCACACCAAACACATCCTGAACAAAACGGACTTTAACGGTGTTTTCCATACCGTTTCCATAGTCCAGTTCCATAACACGGACAGGTTCCCCCGTAAGTTCATAACGAGAGGAACTAATGCGGAACACATCACCGGGGTTCCACCCACCAGCCGCAGCCCTCGTAAGGTGAACCGTGCCGGAAAATAGCGGAGTGGATAGTGAACGGAGGTCACGAAGGGCGACCCTGTTAGCAAGATCACGACGCCAAATGCCGGGATAGGAAACCGTGGTGGGCACCACCTGACCAAGTTGAGTGATCTGAGCAAGGTTATTGACAGTGAGGGAAGCCTCTCCACGGAGGTCTCTATCATTGTATCGGATCGTGACAGAGTTGACCAGTTCAGATGCAGTGGTCGTAATGAAGTCGTCCATCAAGACAATATCATCATCCGTCACAATATCCAGATCATCAACATCATAGTCACCCCTAATCAGCCTCATAGTCCACTTTCCAGTGAGGCGATCAACGTAGAGGGTAGCGTCAGCATGGTTCAGGACGATCTGAATAAAGTCCTCAATAGTGGACTGTTGAGACCATGCCAGAGAGATACCAAACCTCTCTTGCCACAAGATGTAAGCGGCAACCTCAAAAGACTGGTCATTCAGATCAGCCTCGGGATACCCAAGTCCCCATTCATCATTCGTGAGACACTCCCTGACAATATGTGCAGGGTTCATGTCAAGGTTGGATTCGAACGGGAACGTAAAGAAGTTGTCCAGACTATCTACGCTGTCAATATCTACAGTAGGAATTCCATCGGCGGGAGTGTTGTCAATATAACCAAGGTTGGTTTCCATATCAACAGGCGGATCAGTAAATCCAATGGTAGCCGGTCCAGTATAAGAGCCGGAAGTAATCCCACCAGTGATAACCGGGTCATCCACAATACCGATTGCATATCTGGTCAGACCAGAGATACCATCAAGAGTAGCCTCAGAGGGGGAAGCATCTACAAGAGGTTCCCCATCAGAGAGGAAGACCAAGGTTCTCGTCTTGCTGCCACCATCCCCGTTGAAAAAAGAAGGGAGTTCAGACACAGCGGCAACATAATCTGTACCATTGGTCCCATTACCAAGGAAATTGGAGTTTACCCAAGAGATGATATCATCAACGTCACTCTGAGTTACATTCCTCCTTTGAATAGAAGAAATACCGCCATCAAAAGCACCAACATAAATATCGTTGGTGGGATTTCCAACAATACGCCCCCTAATCTGATTCAGCAGATTTACAGTGGCCTGTCGGGCAGTTTCAATCCTATTCCCCTCCATAGAGCCAGAATCGTCAACCACAATAGCAATAGACTGGCTTTCAAAGTTTACCGTACCAATACCAGCAACCTCAGGGAACCATTGGTCCACAACAGCACCGTTCAACTTCCTCTTGAAGATACGTTGGAACTTTGCAGACCACCGCTTAAGGTAGGGGTTGTTCCCTAGATACATCCTGTTCAGGACAAAACCCACTACACCACGGTAAGCAGGAACCTCACTGGAAATGTTGCTGTTGAGGTAAGAGTTCTGGCCCTGAGTAGGGAGGCCCGGTTCAAGCCGAAATGTACCAGATATACCACCCTCAGTTTCACCAAACAGTTCTTCCTCGTCAACCTCAAGGTTCATTTCTTCTGTCGCGTTACCAGACCAGAACAGACGGTTATCCGCACGAACCTCTAGCAGAGAGTCAATAGGGCTGTGGCACCAGAGGAAATGGACACCAAGATAATACTTGTATCCAATAATAGGTGCATCGTTATTCTTCCCGCCCATGAGCGTACTCCACCACTTTCTTTACATTTGCATTGTCGGTTGCAAGAAGAACTTCCTCAGGAAGACCTTCGGAGATAAACTTGTTCCAGTCAAGGCCCTCTCTCTTGAAGAAGTCCCTCATACCTCTGGTACAGTGCCCCCTTGCCCTAGCGTGTTTCAAGGTAATAATCATTTCTTACCACCACTTTCAGCACGAATAGCCCGAGTTCTAAGGTGTCCAAACCAACCAACAAAAGGAGAAATTTCCATTGTGCCAAACACCACAGGAATTTCCTGACCCTCTTGGATAGAGGGAACCTTGATGTCCGTAGAAGGTTTGGGGTTCTCGGTCTGTGGCTTAGGCATGATAGCATAAGCAATAAGGTTGAGAACAAGAGAGAATAGTAGATAACCGAAAGCCATTGTGTTTCCCTTATGTCAGGGGTTGCCCACCGTTACCTCCAAAGGGGTTCCTTGTCGGGAGGTATGGAACACCACCAAAGTTTATTACGTTGTCAAACTTCGATTCACAGACAGACCTAGTAAGAGAACAGCCCGGAGCGAGGGTCACAGTTGAACCAACCTCCAAATCTTTTGGGACAGTCATCATACGAAGTCGGTTGCTGGAATACCCTTGTTCAATGAAAGCATATTCAGTCCCAAACTGCATGATGCCACCGCTATAGTATCCCGCAACATTGGTCTTGTCTGCAATCTCATTCACCACTACGCTGTTGTCAGTAATCGACACGACAGTAGTATCATCCTGCCAATCTGCGATATTGAGCCCACAACCACCACCGTAGAGATTATGTCTGCAAGTCCTCTGGAACCTACCCCTAAGACCGGACCTTCGGATAGAAGTATGGACATTCTCACACACAAGGGTAAACTGTCTGTTAGAAGTCCTGTGAGAGATTACCCTTCCCTTCCACATTACTGCAAAAGGCTCAGACGCAGCAGAATACATGTATCGCCAAATTGTTACTGTCGTAATCTGGTAGTAGTTCGGCACTCTCTGGTCAATAGCCAAGGCATCGGTAAAGGGGAGGTTAATCTCCAAGGACAATCTTTCAATGGTACCCGTAGAGGTCACATTGGTGTGAGAGATAGCCCTTGGAGAAAAAGTCCCAAGTGTAGCATCTTCAATAGTGGTCGGATAAGATGTGTATCTCCAAGTGTCAGTTCCCCTGTTAAACTCGTAGAGGAAAAACGGATCACCACTATCCAGATCAGCATCTAGTGTAGTATACGTCAATTTGGTACCTCCACGACATTAAAGGAAACTCGACCGGAATTAGCGGGACCGATCTCAAAAGTAAAACTGTCTGTATCAGACCGAACCAGAGTTGCAAAACAGCCTAACACCGTATTCGCCTCAGATGTGATCCTGCCACCAAGACCAGAGACACCAAGTCTCATGACACTATCTTCAAAGATAACTTCACTGTCTACAACCTCTACAACAATCTTGTCACCATAGGTATACTCAATGAAGATGTGCTTCCCAATATAGTCAGCAGCCTCCATGTAGGGTTTGATGTAGATATTAGATGAAGAGGCAGAAAAGATAGGTTTTGCTTCATCAACAAAAGATGGCAACCAGAATGCTTTCTGTTTTCCGTAAAGGGATTTGATGAAGTTTACCTTGGTGTATTTGTCAGACTTCCCTTGGTAAAAGAAGGAAATGGTCTGACCTTGGTAGACTTCCTCATAATACGGATCAATCTGGATTACCCCAACACCATTGTCATTATACTGAGCAGGTCTTATAAACTTCTCTTCCACAGAACCAAGGTTGTTATATGGATCAGCCCATATATTATATCCACCGTATGTGTTTGGGAAACTACCAATAGTCTCTGGCGTCTCAACAGACATGAATTGTGCAGAAACAAAGATGTTGTTATCAGATTGTCTAGAGATTGTCACATCACCAATCGGATAACAAAGCCTGATCGGAATAACAAAAGGATGTTCATAATCCTCTGTGGGACTATCTACCAGATCAATTCCAGAACCATTTGCTACACCAAATCGCAGGAGGGAAAACTTGTCAATGCTTTCCCACAACAGGATATAACCGATTGGGTCGGCAGTCTGGTCCACAGAGGTGGTTCCACTATCCACAGTCAGGGTGGACACGTCCACGGTAAGGAAGCCACCATCAGCACCGGGGAATATGTTAGGCGTTGTCCATTCTACTTCTGTCGCGTCAAGAGACAAGGAACTTGCACCGGACGACACCGTGCCATCTACGAGTTGAGCATCGGACCAAACAGGGACATAGAACTGACCAACTAACTGGTTATTCCATATCACCTGTTTAGCCCTAGCAAACTCTTGCTCGTCCATCTGACAGGTGTAGTCAAAGATGGTTCTCGGGGACTTCCTCAACCTTAGCCTTTGTTCACCGGAGTAGGTCTTTAGAACATCTGTCTTGTATTGCAGAGTTTCCGTAGACCCTTCTGAAATTCGGAAAGGCCAGATATTAGTCATCGTCCAGTTACTCCATTCTTGCGGAGGACATTCATGACAACCCTTTCACCATCACTTGTGGCGAGGTAGTCCCCTACGATACTCGGATCAAGTACGTTGATGATCTTCTGATTCACGACCGGGGCGGAAGCCTCGACACCGAGTTTACCATCCTGACCACGACGAAGGGGCATGATAGCTTCGGGACCAGCTTCACCCATCAGGCCAGTACGACCGTCAGTCATGGGGAACGTGGTAGGTCCACCAACAACACCACCATTGGCGAATGCCATTACACGACCAGCGTTAAATACATTCCCATTAGCAGAGCCAAAGAGACCGGCAAAGAAGCCACCCCCACCTCCACCAAAAGCACCAGAAAACATCTGTTGGAAAGCCTTCTGAGCAGCCATACGGGCAAGATCAAGGATGATCCTAGCAAGGGTCTGACGGAATTTTTCTCCACCTTCAAATGCAGCCATCCAGAGGTCAGTCATTGCGTCCGCAGCCCACTCACGGGCACGTTGCAACTGTTCTTCCATTTCGATCTGTCGCTGTAGGGATTCTTCCGCAGCCTGCATCCTGCGAGCATACTGGTCAATCTCAGCCTCAGTTAGACGTTCAGCCTGATCGCCAAGACGCTCCCGAATGCTTTCCTTCAACTCAAAGAATTCACGTTCCTCTTTGTTGAGAGTAGCAAGGGTCTGCTTGAGTTGGATTTCTCTTTCAAGTTGGGCAATGTTATCTACCTGAGAGGCAGAAGAACCTCCACCCCCACCACCGCCAGAACGGTCAGGGATAGTCCAAGGAGCAACGCCCTCAACAGGTGCAGCCCGAGGTCTAGGAGAGTTGATTGGAGCGGATGTTCCCAGCGGGTTCCATTGCCTATCGCCAATCTGGACAAAACCCTGTTGGGCTTGTTTAGCAAGGAAGTCTCCCGCTTTACTCAAGAAACCCTTACCTTGTTCCAAAGCACCGCCAATGGCACCCGGAGTTTCAGCGGCAATTTGACGAACAACACCAAGAAGACCGTTTGCAGAGGTAATGGCTTGATCGAACACACCGGCAAGATTTACTCGCGCCGCCTCAAGCATGGTAGCGAGGACACTCTCTGCCACACTGTTCATCTCACTCGTAGAGTCCTTCGCTTTCAAAATAGCGCGGTCAAGATCATATGCAGCCTTAATATTGTCACGCTGGGCGTCCAAGATACGCCTTCTCTCTTCAGCTTCCTCTTGAGTTATCTGGTTCAAATTAAGTTGTTGAGAGATTTGTTGGTCAAGAACATTCAACTTTTCAAGTTGAACCTGTTTGGTTGCAATTAGTTTTGCAATCTCTTCATCAACATTCGCCCTGATCAACTCGTTGGTTTTTAGGAGAGTGTCAAGTTCAGTTTGCTTATCATTGATCTGAGATTTAGTCAGGCCGTTGATTTCTTTGATAACATCCCTCTGGAACGTGTAGGTATCAAGTTGTGAGTTAAGTTTCCTGAGAACCTCTTCTTGGTCAGCAATCTCTTGCTTAATATTGTCCGAACGGGCCTTGAGGTTTCTGCCCCTGACATTTACGTTGTCGTTGAGTTCTTTCTGTTTCTGGATAAGTTCGTCAAGGAGTTTGGATTCTTCTTCCAACCTCTTCAGGAAAGAACCTTCCGTAGCATCCATTCCACCATATGTAATCTGGTTTACAACGTCACCATACTCTTTTGCAGTTTGTGTGGCTGCTTTGATGGCTTCATCAAACCTGTCGGTCTCTTCCTTTGCCTCTTTCGTACGGGAGAAATACCCACCAATAGCAGTCGCCAGAGGAATGAGGATAGATGCCGCGACACCAGCAATGGCACCCATAGCACCGGGGATAAGGAACAGGAGACCAGCCAACTGAGTAAGCTGTTGACCCGCCGCAACCCAAGCATTAGTACCAGATTGAATCTGAACAATAAAGTCACCAACCTGATAGCCAGTCTGTTGGGCAACCATACCAAACTGAGCAAACCCCTTACGAGAGGCTTGTGCAGCGTAATTAAGTTGCATAAACCTGTTAGCAGCCCCGGCAGTCCCGTTCTGAAACTGTTGAAACTCCATGTTAAGAGATTCAAGTTGGGTTTCATATTGGTTCAGAGCAATCACACCAAGTTGCTCCGCCCGGTTCAGTTCATTAAGTTGGCTTTCATACAGCCTAGATGCGGCATAGACACTATTATATTTCAGTGCCAGCCGGTCCATTTCCGCTTCAAGAGCAGAGAACCCTGCACCAGCAGAGGTAGCGGGTTGACCACCGACACCAAGAACACTGTTAAACGCAGACTGGTTCCTTGCCGCTACGGCAGAGGCTTCAATAGCGTCAGCAAGTCTTTGTTGTGCCTGTGCAGCCCGATCAGCCTTTGCAGCCTGAGTATCAAGCGCAGTATTGAGCCTCTTAATATCTGCATTGGCTTTTTGTATGGAAACTCCAAAAGCCTGTGCGTAGGCTCTTTTAATTTCAGTAAGACCTTGGCGAAACTGACCATCATCAATCTTACCAAGTTTGGCAGAGTTGCGGAGTTTCTTGAGGGTAGTATCAAGCCTCTCAGAATCCCTGATAGCCTGATTGATTTCTCTGGTGTTGACAGGGATGTTGATAGTAGCAAGATCAGGCATAATTCACCCTCATGTAAACTGTGTCTAGCATCAGGATTGCCTCTACCTCTCTTGGATCAAGGTAGTTATTGGTCAACTCCATCCACGCTTTTATGTCTTGATAGGAAATTGGGTTTGGTCCAGCAAAGCCGCCTGATCTCCCAGAACTTAACGCAAAAAAGGCAGACCAGATGTGAGACAGAACCTCAGGGAAATCTGGTCCCTCAAGTTCAATGGGCCTCACCCCGGTCTGCCTCTCAACTTGTTCTAAATGTTCTCGCGTAGTTTTACCATCACCCTCTGCTTTGTTAAGCCTAAAGTGATGTTCAGCGAAAGCAATTAAGTCTTCGATCAGGCTTTGGTAAAATTTGCTGCATCAGACATTTCCATTTCGATCTGTTCTTTGATCCAAGGAAATTCACGATACAGGTCCATCGCGGAAGAAACAGTGAGTTTCGGGGTTTCACCGTTAAATACAATATCCCACTTCTTTGTGATCTTCGCCAGAAGTTCAATGTTAGCATCTTCCATTTCTTCGGAAGTAAGCGTAACCCGGTTCTTCTTTTGCATTTTCTGGATACGCTTGTTCACTTGGTCGTGAACAGCTTCCTTGTGCGCTTTCGAGTGGGGGAGGTAAACGGTGATACTCATTTCACTACCATCGTCTTTCAGGATAGACTCCTGAGTAACGGGGTGAACGATAATCACTTCAAGAGTATCGGACTTGGGTTTGAGGTCTTTCAGGTCCATGTCGGGTCGGTCCTTTATATTAAATGCCAATAAGGCTATTTGTCAAGTTTCGTGTCGGGTGGAAATTAAAGCGGGGAGGGCAACCACCCGACATAGACTACCCTCCCCTATCTCCCGCGAAGGAGAATTCTGTTCAATTAACTGAACCGTTACGAGGTTCGCGTCAATCTAATGTTACAAGCTTCCGACGTGTCATACAGAGCAACAAACGGAATGGTCATGATACGCGACTGAGGGTTCTCAACCGGGATATCCGCACCATTGAATTTGACGCGAGGGAAGAGGAAGGTATACGGCGTAGTGCCACCGGGACCATCCACAGCAACCTCAATGGCACTCTCAGTCTCATTAAGGAAGCGGTTAATCAGGGTTGCGTCCTCGACATACGCGGTGATAGTCCCCTCAACCATTGCCATACCATACTCAAGCTGGGGAGTGGTAGCAGAGCCAACCACGAAGGTCGGGCTAAGAGAGTTGTTAATGGAAAATTCAATAGACGTAATAGAAGCCACAGCCGAGAGCAAACCACCATTGTCACCCACTTCCAAGGCACCAGAGTAGGCGTCAAAGGGAGGGTTGGTGGACGATGCCGTTTTGGTACCATCAAAGGAAGTACCGCTGACAGCCATGCCCTTACCAACAAACGAAAACGTGGTCGAAACCATCTCATTCGGGCGGATGGTGAACGAAGCCTGCGAAACAGCCATACCAGTGAACAGACGATGCTGGGCAATGTCAAGCAGACTGTCTTCAACATGGAAGGATTTCAGGGTAACACCCGGCTGAAGCACATCCGTATTCCAAGCACCCATGAAGGCACTTTCAAGGAATGCGTCGTACTCACCTTGACGGAGTTCTACAACAATATCGCCAGCAACAGACGAGTTACCATGACGATCATGACGAACCATCCGGTCAGGAAGAATGTCACCACCCTGCACACGCTCTTTCGTGAGGTTAAGGGAGTGAGTGACGTAAGGAAGTTCTACGAGGGTTGGAGTAACAGGGGCGACACCAAAAGTAGTCTCCTCCTGATACGACAACCCCGAGCGCGAGCCTTGTGCGAAAGCCATTTAATTTCTCCTTATGTGTAGGAATACCAGCCGATTTCGACTGGAACGACAAAGAAAGGAGGATCACTGTAGACAGCGCCACTGACCTCCGCAAAATCAATAGTTATATAATTACCACTGTATGTGATATCCGTTGTGGATTCAAACCTGTCAATGAGTGTATCAGCAATGTCAAAAGCAGTGCCCGATCCTTGATCCTCTTTGGTGTGAATCAGTAGCCTGTAAACACCAGTATAGAGATGAACCGGATCAAGTCCCCTTACAGCAGGACGACGTTCAGTTGGTCGGAATTGAACCTCAATGAAGTTTGTTCCGTTATCCCTGTCATAATGAACATTGTCATACACAATATCTGGAAGATTGGAAGTTCCTGACAGATGGTTGTCCAACACGGCGCGAAGATCATTCATAACAGATGCCATTTATCTTCTCCGTGGGGTTGGCCCATAGGCATTTCTACGGATTCTTGCCTTAGAGATTGTACCGTGTCTTCCCTCAACAAAATTAGCATGTGGCGCACGGTTGTTGAAGTACATCACGTCAGTCTCCACAGGGAAACTTGCCAAGTCCTCCCTAATCCTTGCCCTAGCCTCTGCCCTCTTTGCCTCAGGAGGTTGTTTCCTTGGCTTCCCTCTAGAAGAAATTGAGCGACCCGTATTCGAAGAGGTGGCAATGGACCAACTGTTAACGAAAGCACCAGTGTCTACAGGTGAGAAACCGATAACACCGCTGGCAAACTCAAAGACCAGATCATCCCTAGCCTCTTTAAGCTGTTGACGAAGGATGTTGGTGATGGAGATAGAACCTGCCATTAGTCCAGTACCCTGAGCAGATACACCATCGGAGTTCCCTCAGATCGGACTACCTGAACATCTGCGATCTCTGCTTCATCACCGAAGCCCACGATCATGTCCTTGGTCTTGGGCACAGGAAGGTCAGTTCCGTCAGTTTTCTTGGGATAGATGGCGATTCTTCGGCGACCGTGAGATACTGTGCCCTGAAGTACCTCAGAAGGGTGGGCGTTAAAATAAAAGCCAATAACGCTATGATTAGTAGTAGAACCGCCAGAGAGTGTGCCAGTGGCGGGATCATAAGTTCCTGTCGTGACTTCCCTGAAAGTTACCACCTCACCATAGTCATTGAGAAGAGTCCTCAGGGAAGAGAGTAGTGCAGCAGAGTTCATTATTCATCCTCCCAATACACCTGATTAGGAGGGTTGGAATACTTATCTTTGTGAAAAGCTGGTTGAACCCGGTTTGTCAACTTACGGGTTGCTTCAACCACAGTGGAGTTAATCCCGCCTGCATAAACCCCAAGTCCACGACCGCCACGGATTTTGCCAGTGTTGGAGAGTTCCGTAGACAGTTTCCTGTAGTGTTCTACACGCTGGGAATAGTATGCTTCAAGGACACCATCAAGTTGGGTGTCAACAAGACGGGAGTATTTAGTTGCCAGAAGACGACAGGCAAAGGAACTGGCATTGTATACATTGTCCCCGTTTTCGGACAAGGCAAACTCAATCTCTTCGTCTTGAAGTTGTTGATCGTTGGTGTCAGTATCACCGATCATGAGACGAACAGTGTTAAGACGGCCAGAATCAGTTGCAGTGTTGAGGTCAGTTTCGTCGTAACTCCAAGCCATCTTAACTCCTATTATTCGTATTTAGGTCCATAGGTTCGACGCCAAGAGCGGATGATACCAACCTGCTTATCCTTGATCTTGGAAATCTTACACTTGGAGCGAAGGAATTCTTTTTCGGTTTTAGCCTTGGCCTTTACCTTTTCATTGATCTGCTTGACGATTGCATGGAGTGAATCAAGGTCTAGGTCATTAAGACCATCGCCTAGAGTGTTCTCATCAATGTTCTCTGCAAGGTCATTGTCGTGGAAAAGGAAGCCTTGGTTATACATGATACGGATGCGTTTTTCATCCATACCCATTTCAGACCATTTGAAGTGTTTACCTCTTTCCCAAATTCTCCCCCGTGATTGAAAGGGAATCCTAACAAACACGGGAGAGTTAATTTGGAAGGGGGCAACATTATGTCGGCTCATGTCATCCCCCTTTCAGTTAGGCAACGATGGAAGCAAAGAAGCAACCGAGGTCATCACCGATAACCTTGTGGTCATAGGCCATGTTGGCTTCCAGCATTTCAGCAATGCCTTCAACACGCAGGAAGTCACCCGTGTAGGACCGAACGTCGATGCCGAAGCCCGAAGCGTTATCCAGTTCCGCCCAAGTGAAGGTGTAACCAGCAGCCGGGACCATCAGGCCGGGCGACTGAGGACGATACACCAGAAGAACCTGCTTACCACCAATAAAGGAGTTGCTTTCGGTCAGACCCTCTTTGGCAGTGTTCTTCACTGCTTCCATGACCATCACTTCTTCGACACCGAAGATTTGAGCAATCATCTGGTCAGTAATCAGGGCCGGGTTGATCGCCGTAGCACCACCATTGATACGGTCAATGAAGTCCGGGTGATGGATCAGAACATCACGAACTTCCTTGCCCATCACCATGACGTTCGGCTTGAAGCCACCCGACTTGAGTTGGACAGCCCGCATGGCGGTCGTCACGTCTTGGATCGGGGTCGAGTTGGTGTAGTCCGACCACTGGTAAACTTCACCACTCGAAGGCGTCGAAGCGACACCAGTGTACTCCGTACCCCAAATCGACGCGGCAAAGTAAGCATCAGCCCACTTGATTTCCTTGTCGATCAGGAGTTGCATGGTCAGCATTTCAACACCAGCCTGACGGATGTTCAGGGCAGCATCTTCGTTCGCGAGGGTCTCAAAGTCGAAGTCCGTCGAGAGCGAGAACACCGAAGTGGTGTAGCTGTCTTGCGAGAGGGTCATCCCGACGCGGGGAGCCTTCGTGCGCGGAGCGCGCTGTTGCACGTTGCCCGTGCGGTTGAAGTTTTCACGGTCGTAGACGTAGAACTTGTCCGTCTTTTTCATCACCGGAACACGGGGGAAAACCCGGTCAGCGACAAAACCCGTGGTGGATTGAAGATACGCAATCGTGAGATTGGTAAGCGGCTGGTCGATATGGACCATTTCCGGGGTCAGTTGTGCCATAGTAGACTATCCTTTTCTTTACGCCACGACCGTTTCAGCGCGGCTCAGTTCAATCGTGATGATCTGACCATCCGCACCAGCTTCCAGAGCGTAGCCGAGGATCACGTCAGTGGACGTAGCAGCAACGGCTTCACCGGTAGCATTCGAAGTAACAGCAGCACCACGAGTGATGTCACCACCCGCTTCAACAGTAACACGACCATCGTAAGCGACAGTAGCAGCCTTACCAGCCGCGTCAGGGGTGTTCAGCAGGACACCATCGGCACGGAGACCGGCACCGGTCGGGTCAACCTGACCATCAGCAGCAAGAGTGACGAAGTGAAATTGGCTGGCCGAAAGGTCTTGACCAGCAATGTAAGTGCGGCAACGCACGTCTTCCATGAACGCCATTTTAAGGCTCCTTAGTTTTTCAGGGTTTCTTTGTAAAGGGCTTTACCCTCTACAGTTTTGAGAACGGCAGCGTAGCCTTGTTCATAGGACACGCCCTTTTCTACCGCATACTCTTTGGCTTTCTTTTCCAGCTTTTCCTTAGCGCCTTCCAGAGAGCCTTCAACATCGGCCTTACCGACTTCCGAGAATGCCGCAGCAAAGAGGGCATCCGCCGCCTTAAGTGCTTCAAGAATGGCTTCCGCTTCGGGAAGTTTCTCAGCAGCTTTCAGCAGTTGACCGCGCTGGTCTTCCGTACCTTTGAAGTTCGGGAGTTCGTCGCGAGCGCGCTTACGAAGTTCTTCGGCTTCACGGGCCTTTTCGACCTCTTCCAGTTTCTTCAGAACCGGGGTGGGAATAGACGACTTGGAGACCATTTCCCCATCAAAGTCGATCATTTCTTCCTTCTTTTCCAGTTCTTCCTTGGCGTCGAGGGCTTTTTTCAGGCTCTCAATCTCGCCTTTGAGGGTTTCAACTTCGGCAGTAAGAGCCTCTGCCTCAGCCTTATACGATTTACGGGTGGACTTTTCAGCACCATCCTCGTTAGCAATGTCCTTCGACACCGCTTCCTTCTGTTCTTTATCTTCCATTGGGGTTTCCCGTTTGAATAGCGTGACGGTAGCGGCCTGATTGGCAGGACTGTCAACCAAGGACACCTCGTCAAGTTCCAGTTCAAGGAGTTCATTCATTGATCTTCTCCCGCTTCGCTCTCCCTCCAATGGAGAAAGCCTTCAATTCGCCGGATTTGACTTTTTCCCAAGTCTTGTCGTCGTAAACCTTACAAGCTACGATCCAACCTTCACGATCCGACGAAATGCCAAAGGCAGCAGCAATCTCTTTAGTAAGAGGGAAGGAGTGTACAAATTCTCCAACCTTGCCGCCCATGTGCATTTCCTTAGTGAGACGAACAGAAAGCATAAACTCAGTGGCAGCTTTCATCAACGTCTCGGATTTGATTACGTCCCCGTGTTGATCCACGACAGGAACACCATTCTCTGAAATTACCGAGGCCCATCCCCAAACAACCCTTTGTTCGTCATCAGCCTTGAGAATTTCACCTTTGATCTGTGCTTCCATTCTTATTAAAACCACTCTGTTAAGAAGAAATTCCCTTAACAGAGAGTTTGTATTAGAAATCTCTCCATTAAGACGTTCAATGTTATTGTTTGTTGATTCTAGGGCATGGTCAAGATTCCGATTTTATTCCAAGGTATATGTGATTATTTCATTTGTGGTTGCCCCATCACTAGAAAGAGTCACCGCCGAACCATTATCGTAGTCTACCCCACCAGTGCGGTAAAAAGGCCGGATAATACCCGGTGCGGTCGCCGAACTTCTGCTCGCCTTAATTTGGCAATGTACAGCATCAACACTTGAAAACGTAGTCAGACCCGTTGCGCCGCCGAGTGAAAAAGATGTTCTTTGGTTAGCTGATGTGGTGCTCAACCCAGTTCCACCATGCGCATCATAAGTTCCTACAAGTGTTCCGTCCCACTGTCCATAATGGCCGATAGTATTTGCACGGAGCTCTGCGAACCTCTTGCCGACAGTACTCACCCCGTCCTTGATGACGAAACAACTGACAGCACCCCAAGGAAGGTCTACCGTGCTATCTTTAAGGCCATGTCCATAAAAGACAAAGTTATCCGGCGTGGTGCCTGCCTCACCGCCCACCGCTGTCGCAACAAGCGCATCGTTGATATACACTTTCCCCTCGCTGACACCAGAACCGGTGTCTTCTGTGTATTCAATGTCAAATTTTACAACAATACCGGGGCCATCCTCCGGGGCACTGAAAACCGAAGTAGCCCCACCGTTTACTTGCAAGGAATACAAACCATTCCACTGCCCCACGATACTCAATTCTGCGGAAGCACCCGTTCTAAGCCTCAACCACGTTGCATCTGAGTGAAACATATTAACGTGTGCTGATGTTGCATGCATAAAAGATACGAAGGTCGTACCAGAAACGCCGGGCGTGAAATCTAGAACGTAAGTAGAAGAGTTAAACCCATCGGCTCTATACCGCATAGCTCTCTCCGACAACTGAGAGTCGAAATAGTTACTATCCGTAGTGTCACTTAGCGAATCCGAAGCCTGAGATAGGTCGGACAGGTTTATCAACGTGGATTGTTGCTTCTTGAGACAGCAACTGGTTTGTGCCATACTCAACGTGGATTGTTGCTTCTTGCGTCAGTGTTTGAGTAGCGCTATATTCAACCGAATATAGCAACTCATCAGTAGTAGCTTCTTCACGGTAAAGGGATGCTAAGCTAACCGCCCCAGAAGGCATTGGGTAAGCAAACGAATCCTCTGTTGAGTGAAGAGTAAGATCATCATCGGCGTCCCTACCCTGCAAAAACGCAAGTCGTGCATAACCCGTTCCAGTGGTGTATGTTGCCGTGTCTGTGTCAGGATCATCATTCCATATCCCATTGACCCCGCACCAAAACTCTCCGGTGGAGTTTCGGATGGCAATCATCACCCGATCACCAGCACCATAAGTTGCCAACCCCGTTCGTTGGCGACTGCCGCTACCGCCTGTTCCTGCCCAAATTTCTCCGTTTCCACGATACCCAACAGACCAATTATTAATTGGATTATTATCAGTATCAAAACTATCCCAAAAAGTTGAATCGACTACTCCACTATACCCGTTATATTGAGTAGCACCAGCGCGACATTCCACTTCCCAATATACAATATCAGACAGGCTTGCCGATATTGTATATGCTTCTGTAGTTAAAGACCATGCGCGATAAT